AACTTCAATTTTTAAAGGTTGCTAATTCACTTATTTGAGGTTTAAATAGGGCTTTTAAGACTAAAACAAAATGATGCATTTTTTTTGCATCAGTTTTTACGGTTTTTGAGATGAATTTCAGGTTGTAAATCCTCAGCAAAAAGTGGACTGATTTTGATAATTTCTTATAGTAGTTTTTAAGAATGCGAATAGGATTTCTTTAAATTATTTAAATTTAAACATATTTAATAGTTTCATTTATCTTCCAGTATTTTTACGGAAAGGTTAAGATAAATTAAAAGGACAAAGATTAAAATAAATTGAAAAGGATGACTTTAAAGAAATAACAAAAAGTTAACTCATTAATTTTCTTATAATTGAGTATTGAATTATTGAATTCCAGCTACAGCTTCTGTCAAGAAGGGGAGCAACACCAGTAAGGGTTTCAAGACATTTAGTTTTGGAACCTTTTTTTATGCGCAAGGTTTGAGCAAGGTTTTGGTTGAAATTCCTGTTTTATTAAGATGATTCGAAGTTAAAGTTTTTGAAAACACACTCTCTATGAAATTGTATAATTCAGTCTTCATTTCACTAACGATTTATAATTTAGCTATTTGATTAATTGAACATCTTGATTTGCATCTAATATTTAATTAACTATATTCGTAATAATAATTGCATTCATTTAACCATTTCTATTATTATAATTCAAGTAGAACTACTTTTTTATTTTTAAAAAAGTATAGAATATTTAAAACGATAAAGAAAACAAAAACATACGTTTATCCCGACAATAAAAATGATAAACGGTATATATTAAACGGATATAACAAGTTAGCAAACATTAGGAAAAAACCTCAACGATGAAAGATGAAGAAGTTATAGATTATATTTTGAGTAGGTTGAATATGAATGATTACATTCAAATTGACCTTTTACATATTAAAGATAATTTTGATTTGGAATCAGTTAATAGTGTTCGTGATATTATTTATAAAATGATTAATTTAGGATTAATAGAAAAATCTAAATCTTCTGATAAATCATTAAAATTAACTGAAAAAGGAAATGATATTCAAGATTTAGGTGGTTGGCGAAAGAATCTTGCAGAAAACATCATACCTAAAGAGAATCCAATAATAAGCCAACCTAAATCATTTTTTAAAAAGCTATTTTCTAATGTATATGTGATTGGTGTAATATTTTTAATTATTGAAGAAATAACATTAGGTAAAATTTGGATTAAAATATGTGAGTTAATCAACAAAATAAATTAATTTAAAATAAACGTTATGAAAGAATTAGAAGAAAAACTAAATTTAGAATTAAATAAAATTAAATCAAAAACAGATTCAGAAAATAATACAATTAAAGGAATTAAAAATAAAGTAGATATAAAAGCTAAAAACTTAAAAGACTTTAATATATTACTTACTAAATTATGTAATGAATATACTAATGATGAAAATTTAGATGTTATAAAAGATATTCAAGTTAAGTTTTATAGTAAATATCTAAACTTGTAAGTCTAACTTTTCATTAAAAGTTAAACCAAGTTCTTTTAAATTATTTAATTGGTTTTCTATAATTGATAAACTTTCAGATATTAACTTTAATTTATTCAAATCGCTTTTATAATCTATTGTTTCTAATTTTACCATATAATTTTTATTTACTTTATTCTAATCGTAATTTTAAACTTCGACAACTATGTACATAATCCTTAACTTATTTTTGTTAACTCGATATTTTTTTTACTAAGTACATATTTGCGAAATTTGGCAATTACGGTTATAACGTTTGCTAACAATGTATAAAATTAATTTAGGCTCATTGCTATATTAAACTATTTATTTTTACTATTATTTAGCTCACTATTAAGAGAAGTATTTTATATTTAGCCTAAACTAATCTTAATACTGAACCGTTATTTTGTTAAATGTACAAAATAATATAATATAAAACAAATAAAATAATAATTATTTTAATATAAAACTAAAAAACCCTGCTATTTCTAACAGGGCAAACTTAAAACAAACTATGAAAAAAACAAAAATATTATAACTTTAACGTGCCATTTTTCATTGCTATTGACATTTCATCATTATACCTCTCACTACCTACATTTATTCCTTTATCAGCCATTCTTTTATCGAATAAATCAAATGAAGTTGCTTTACCACTATTACTAGAATCACCACCGCCAGCTCCACCTTGAACCTCTTTTAAATATGGTTTTATGAAATCACTTACAAATTCTTCTGCTGTAATTAGGTTTCTATTGGCATCATTTTTCATTGGATTGCCATCTTTACCTATAATTTCAAAACCATCCTCACCAATATTGAATTGTACTCTAGCTTTCATAATAGCTAAAACATCTTCTTTCGGAATAGTAGTGTTATCTGGAATTGATTTTAATAACGTATTGTTAATAGTTGTTAATTGCTCTTTTTGCTTATATGTATTCTCTAAATTAGTATATTTACTCTCCCATTCAGATAAATTACCTTGCAACTTATCAAAATCAGATTTTAGAGTATCGTATTTCTTATTAGGATCTATCTTAGCTTCCGTTTCTACTTTTTCTTTATAGAATTTTAAAAGGTTTTCCATTGTTTTGCCTTCAAATTCTAAACCTAAGTCTTTACGAGCATTTTTTACAGCTATTTCTACTGCTGCTGTGCTACTTTCTTTTTTAAGGTTGTTCAATAAAGCCTCATAATCACTCTTAGGCTTGATAACAAAATTATCAATGTCTATTTTGTGATTTTCTTCACTTGACATCATCTCTGTTAGCTTTCCTTTTTCTAAACCAAAGGATTGTTCTATAATATCTATATTTTCTATCGCCATTTTACTACTGTTTTACGTTATTAACTTTATCTGAAATCCAATCAATATCATTCTTTTTATTTACAGGTACGTGTTTACCGTACATTTCTAAGTATGCTACTTTTAGATTTCCCATTCCAGTAATAGGCTCTTTTTTTTCTACCTCTATAATTTCTTCATCAACAACCTCAATATCATTTACAACAACCTCTTTTTTAGGTTTTGCAATAGGTTCTTCTACATCTTCAACTCCGACACCTAACATATTTGTAAGGTTATCAGTAAATTTCTTGTTAATTTTGTTTTGTTTAATCTTACGTTGTCTTTCTTGTTCTCTTAAAACATACATTTCTTCTGTTTTCTCCTCATCTATTTCGTGCCACAGTCCTAAAGTTTTCCAATTGTAATTTTGATCCTCAACATACGCTCTAGGGATAATAATTTCATCTCTTTCTAATTTTTTACTTTCCTTGGTAAAACTATTACCATTTTTAAACAACTTGTAGATGCTACACACTACCATTTCTGATTTCATAATAAAATAATTTAATTAATATTAACTTCTGGCTTTACCGCCACCTCTTTTTCTTCTACTTTCTTTTTGTTTTTCTCAAACCATACATCATACTCTAAAATTAATAAATCTTTACCTTTATTATAGTCTTTTCTTAATAGTGTACTCCACCATTTACTAAATAAAACCTTTCTTTGTGCTTCTTCTTGCCCAAAAACATCGAAAATATCTTTTAATGTTTGATGTAAGTATGGTTCGATTTCTGATTTTAAGATATTTTCCGATAATTCAATAGGATTAGTACGGTAAGCAGCTTGTAAGTATTGTTTAAATAACTCATCAAGTATTACATCATTCTCCTGGTTTTTCTTAGCTTCCTCATAACGTGATAAAATAGTATCACTTGGTTCTATAACGTAATTTCTTCCGTATGTTATTGTTATTTTTTGAGTTTTCTCATTATATTGTCTATCTATAAATCGTAAAACCCAATCTGACATCTTCCATTCTAAGAACTCGCAATAATCAGCATATTTATTCAACCTATTTTCTATTGGCTGTTTGTTAAATAGTACTTCTGTTGTTGTTTTACGACCTCCAAATGTTTCTATGGAATTTAAAGGCGTACCCCAATGTGTAATAATAGCAATACGCTCTAATAATTGTTGTTCATCGTTATATTTTTGCCAAGTTTCAATATCTGGGCTTATATGACCTGCAATATTAGGTGCTATTGTTGGTGAATCTTGTGTTGGAGTTGGTAAAGTTACCATATCTGTAACATCACTTTTTTGTAAGTACCCTCTACCATCACAATTCTTACAAGTACCCTCTTTTGTTTTTCCAGTACCTTTACAATCATCACATTCAGTTACATATCTCCAATGAATAGGAAACCCTTGTAAGAATTTATAGACTGTTTTTATAGATTGATCTCTTGCGTACTCTTTTACAATACCTAATATTGGTGAAATTGGTGAAATACGATAATCACCACCTATCTTAGCTACATTTGAGTTAATTAATGCTGGAACTTCTTTAAAAGGATGAACAAATGATTTTTCTACATCCTTTATAAATGTTTCCCCTTGCTGAATGAAAACTCTATCTTCTACATCATCAACAAAACGCCATATATTTTTATGTTCTTCAACACCTATCTCTTTTGGCTCAAATAAAACATACTCTACTAATTGACCTCTACTCTCATAACATCGAATATCATTAATGCTTTTATAGGTAGGATATATTTCGCTTTTAGGATTTGTTCTATATTCCATAAAAGTAAGACCGTTTGGATCTACGTGACTTAATTTTATACCTATATTCTGAATCCAATGTGATAGCGTATTACTATCTTTTATATTGTCAATCTGTTTTAGGAACTTAGTTTTTACTTCTTCATCATCTATCTTATATACCTTATTACCACCAGTAGCATAAAAGATATTATCAATAGGTTGAAATAAACGCTCAAATAAATCCTGTATATCTCTTGCATATTTTTTACGAGCTATTGATTTCTTCTCACCCTCTATATGCTCTATCCTATCAATCAATTCCTCTTTAAAATTATCACCATTTATCAATGCGTATAATTCTTTAGATTGATTTCTTAATAGTTGCATCTTTGTAGTAATTGATGCGTTCTTTTTTATTAATTCAATAGCCTCGTTATCAGTAAATCTCATTTCATTCCAAATTTATATGCAAAATTATAAAAAATATTTATAAAAACCTAATTTTTGATAGATTATTTTTATTATTACCAAATAATACGTGCTTTATTTTGAGTAAATAATTCTCTATCAATCGCATAACTTAATAAATCGACATACTCATCGTGCTTCCCATTAGGAAAACTAACTAATTGTTGTAGAAAACTATCATTCCAATTTCCTTCAACTAAAAATACTTTTGAACCATCCTCTACATAAGGTGACACCCTACTTGCTCTCTCTATCTTACTTTCTCTAATAATCTTACCTCTTAACTCAATAATATTATATGATGTTTGATTACGCAATAATTGAGCCATTGATAATCCACTTGCTTTAGGTTCTATTAAAACCGCATTAACATCTATATTTAAAGAAGAAATATAAGTAGGAATATATTTTAATAACTCTGGCATCTCTAAATATTTAGACATTGCTGATAAAATATATAAATTACCTTCGTGTTTGGCACAGATTAATAAACCTGTTGGGTCATTCGCAGTATTTTTAGTATAAGCACCATCAATATACAATTGCCAATTCGTAATATTAGGTAAAGCTGATTTATTAATTTTATTAAACCAAGATGCTTGAAATATACCACCATCTAACATCGTAGGCTCTTGCATATATTGACCGCTAAAAGAATACGGATCTGATTCCCTTAATTGTATTAATTCCTCAATAGTAAACTTTTCAGGACATATACTATCTCCAGTTTCATCAATAATAGGTAAATTCAAATGTTCCCATTCCTCTCCACTACCACCATCTAATAAGAAACCACTTAAATCAGTTTCGTGTAAACGCTGTTGAATCACAATAATAGGTGTTTCTCTTGGATTATTTACCCTATTTCTAATCGTATTTAAGTATCTTTGATTTACTTTATTACGCTCAATATCTGAAAATGTATCACTAGGCTTATTAGGGTCATCAATAATAATAGCTCCATCAAAACCTTTAAATGGATTA